TTAATGGCGAAGGAGCAATGATCTACCAAAAACCATGAAAATATTAGTATTGGATATAGAAACATCTCCACATACAGGATTCCATTGGGGACTCTGGCAACAAAACATTAGTATTAATCAACTTATTGAGGCTTCTACAGTTCTTTGCTGGGCAGCCAAATGGGTAGGTGAAAAAAAAGTACACTTTGCCAGCATCATGGAATCATCTCATAAAAAAATGATTAAGGAAGTGCATCAGTTGGTAGATGAGGCAGATGCAGTCATTACTTACAACGGCAAACGATTTGACATGCCAACACTTAATCGTGAGTTCTTACTACAAGGACTAAACCCTCCAAGCCCTTACAAAGACATAGATCTGTTAAACACAGCTAGAGGTAAGTTTAAATTTGCTAGTAACAAACTAGACTATATTGCCCAAGAGCTTGGCATAGGCCAAAAGACTTCACATCAAGGCATGCCGTTATGGATTGAGTGCATGAGTAAGAATCCTAAAGCCTGGAAACTGATGAAGAAATATAACTGCAATGATGTAATACTAACTGAGCAGGTATATGAAAAACTAAAAGGCTGGATTCAAGTCCATCCTAACCACAACGTCTTCTCTACTACTGGTGCAGTGTGCATGAATTGTGGCAGTCACAAACTACATAAAAGGGGAACGTCTCGGACTCTAGCAAAAACGTTCGTAAGAGTACAATGTCAATCCTGCGGAAAATGGGGAAAACTAAACTCCTCAAAAAAATCAGGATTAGAATCGGTTACCAACATCTAAAAAAGGTCAAAATGGATATACAAGAAATATCAGAGCACATCGTGGGTAAGACCATTGATGCGGTAGATGTCGTGTACGGCGAAGACACTATGGTTATCTATTTAGATGACGGATCACATGTAGAATTGATCGTAGACAGCATCTATGCACACGTTCCTGACCTAGATGACTGAACTATTAAATAAACGCTCTGTAGCCCTTCCTGACGGCTCTGTACGGGATAATTATAGCCCTGAGTACATGAGGTACTGCGAAGCTAAAACTCTCGCCAGGTGGCCTCTAGAAAAGCGTAGAAACTTCCTTGCAAAACTTAAAGATAAAACACGAGTGGACCAGCTAAGGTCTTGGTTAACATTAATTTGGGAAAACAAGTAATGGGATTATTAGACTTACTACAACAAGGGTACCAAGGTTACAAAAAATCTGACGTTCCTGTTGCGGCACTATTGCGTGGTGAATATGATGAGTTTATGCCATCTTTTGGTAGAGGTTTGGCCCAAGGCTTAGAAGACCTAACAACCGTTGAGGGTGCTGGCGGTAATCCTATTGCTAAAGTTGGTGGGTTAATTGGAAGCACAAAAAACTTTGTAAGAGGAAAGCCTGAAGGATTGCTTGATCCAGACTTAGTAAACTTACAAGATTATGTAGGAGCCTCTATAGTTCCTATGCCTTGGGATGCAACGCAACGAGGGCAAAGAATTACTAAGATTAGTGACATAGATGTAGATGCTGTGGGTAGTGGTGGCCCTAGATTTATGGATGATGCAGAAAATGTAAAACAAGGTGTTGTTGGAGCCTCCAACAAAGGAATAGCTAATAGAGTAGTGGAAAGAGTAAAAGATGCAAGAATTCACAATCTAAATAATAAAGGAACAGGACAAGTAATTTTATCCACAAATACAATGGGCGATTTAGCTGAAGGCTTTTCTATGACACCAAGTATTACGTCACAACAAATTCTTGGGCAAGGGTCAAAAGCAAACAGAAAATTATTTGAAGATGAATTAAAGAAAATTGCAACAAACACTGCTGGCTTAAAAGAAAAAACATTTGGGAAGCAAGCACTACAAAATTTACCACCATTAACAGACGAAGATTTTTTAGCATTAATTCAAGGAAAGATAAAACTTAAATCTGGAACAGGAGCAGAAATTCCTCCTGGAGATTTTAGGAAGGCCTTTTATAAAAGAATGCCAACAAAAAAATATGAAAAAATGTTTGGTTATCAGTTTGATGATTTAGCTGGAGCAAACCTTGATGATGTTGCTGGCTTGCTTGGAAAAGGAGATATGGGTAACAGAATGGCTTTAATTAATCCTACAGATACTATAAAAGTAGTACCTAACTTAGATCCTTTAACACAAGCCGTTTATGATTCTGCATTTACTGGAAAAAGACTTGGTACCCTAGATATTGGAGCTCAACCAATAGAAAAATTAATGCCAGATGTTTTTAACAGAGTAAATGAAGGATTTAAGCTACAATTTTCTGATAAAAGCCCCAAACAACTAAGGTCAACATCTATAGGAAGAATGGAACAACAAGGTGAACCAGAAAATTACTCTCAAATAATTACACAAGAACTAATTGATAATTTATATGGCGGTTTATTAGACTAAGCATAGATTCTTTTTCCAACCATAGTCAACAAATTATCCATGGCCAAATCTAACTTTAACTCATAGTACATAGGCTTCTTACTCCCTAGCCATCTAGCGTACAACGCTTCTCTCTGGTCCTTTTCCAAGCTATGGATACAAGCATTAACAATCTTTACGTTCTCGCTGTCAGCCTCGTTTACCATATCATCAAAGACATCTGCAGTAGACTCGCCACCAGAAGACATATAAGAAATTTTGTTAGGATAACCTAGGCGATGATTGTCATTCTGCATATACTTAGCCCAGTCTTCTAAAATCACCATTAATCTTTCAATTCTCATAATTATTATTGTATATAGAATTAGTGTATCCCATTGATAGTGGGGTGGTAAAGCTTCCTCGTACATTAGGAAACTGCTCGGCCTTATACTTCTTACCCTTTAAATCTTTTGCTTCTTCTATAAACTGGCTGTGCTGCGGAAACCATATAGCCTCCAACATAGATCTGTTGGGCTTGGCGTAAATGGTATGCCGTTGCTTTTTTTCTGATACCAAGTCTCCTTTAGTCACAATAGTTCTTATAAGATGATTGACCGACTTAACATCCATCCCTATAAGTTCTGATACCTCCGGGATAGTTAACCTAGCATCACCATCAAACTGTTTTACTATAAGATCACAAACCTCATAACGCCTAAGCTTGGTCCCGTCATTTAGCTCATAAATATGCAAATTACCTTGATTCTTTATTGGCTCATACTTCATACCGTCCCCTTTTTAATTACTTTATAATTCATTTCATTCATGATCTGATACTGCATTCCAGTATCTGTTGGGGTAAAGGTTAGGGTAAACGGATAACCATCTACCCTGAAATGCTCAACCTTTATCGCTTTTTTTGGTTTTGACATTGCTGCAATATCCTTCAGCTTCTAAATTATTATGACACCACCATTTTTTAAGATGATAGATCCTAGCCTGCTCACCACATAAATGGCATACAGGGTTGTGTGTTTTAATCTTCGTCATGTAAAGGATCTTCTATCCACTCATCTTCTTTCACCTTAGCTTCTAGTACAGCTATCTCGGCTTGATGAACCTTTACCATCTCCTCTATGTACCACTGAGATTTCCGACAGTCTTCAATCTTATCTAAAAGCTTTTCAGACTTTAAACCTTCACGGCTAATGTACTTTAAAGCGTTGCCTTTAAGGTAACCATAAAATTCAGCACTGCTTAACTTGGCTTTCAGATACTCAATAGTCTCAATACCACCTGCCTTGTAGTGCTCTGGATTTATGTTATCTGCCATTTTTATCTCCTAATTTTTTTCCATACTTAAACAAATGTTCTTTTTTTACTAAGAACGCTTTTTTACCTACTGTATCACCTTTTCCAACAAAGCTTGTGTGTTGATATTTGTTTAAAAAAATACAATTAATAATATCATCCTTTGACATAATTCTAAATTGATGGTCATCATAAAACACCCAATACTTTGCAGTGCTTGCCATAAGACCAGATGGTTTGTTATACATCTCAATTTCTATCACTATATTACCTGTAGATGTACTCATCGGATCATACTTAACTTCTATACCACAATGTATTTCTGGTATCCATATATCGTAACCTTTCCATTTGTCCACTAGACTTGCTGAGGGATATTTTATTTTAAGAATAGATAACACTTCTTTTTCAATATTAATCCCTCTTTCTAAGTCTTTGCGAA